TGCCGACGATCCAGCACGCCGCCGCCCGGATCAACGCGCAAATGAGCGGTCCCTTGGCTGGGCTCACGCCATCCACCGTTTGATCCACGCCGGACACCGACTGCCGGATGTCCTGGACTACACGCTGGCCCAGCTGACTGCGTTCCTCGATGCGGAAACACAACGGGATCGCGAGCATGCGAGCCTGCTTCTGGGCCTGACCGCTGTGGCCTGCCAGGGCGACAAGCGATCCATCGAACGATTGCAGCGGGAGTTGGACCGTGAGGATTGATCTGACGACTGCCGGGCTGTTCCATGCCCAGCAATTCAATGCCTGGTCCACCGAGCGCCGTGATGCCATTCGCGCGGCGCTGAAGCGCGGCATGCAATCGGGTGGGCGCGAAGTCCGCGACGCCGCACGCATACAGATGCGCGGCGCCTTCAACGTCAAGCGCAACAGCTTCGTCTCCTCGATGCAGGCCAAGGTGCTGGACAAGAAGACCGATCGTCTGCCGGCCTTACTGATCGGCAGCAAGATCCCTTGGCTCGGGCTGCATGAAAAAGGCGGGACGGTCACCGGCAATCTGCTGATTCCGCTGCTTCCGGGGCGAATTGGACCGAAGCGCTTCAAAGCCGTCATCGATGGTCTGCTGCGATCAGGCAATGCCTTTTTCGTCGAGAAGAACGGCAAGGTCATCTTGATGGCCGAGAACATCCGTGAAAACGCGTCCCAACTCAACCGCTTCAAGCGGGCCGAGCGTGGCCGCACCGGAGCCAAACAAATCAAACGCGGCCATGAGATCCCGATCGCCGTGCTGGTCAAGTCCGTCTCGCTCAAGCGGCGACTGGACCTGACCGGTGCCGTGCAGCGCTCCCTGCCGCGTTTGGCAAGCGCAATCCAAAAAGAACTGGCGAAACCCTGATGGCCAACAACCGCGCCCAACTCCTGATCACTGCCGTCGACCAGACCCGTGGCGCCTTCGATTCCATCAAGCGCAACCTGGGTGACCTGGGCAACGCAGCGCGATCCATCAACGGACTGCTGGGAACCCTGGGTCTGGCTGTCTCAGCGGCTGGACTCGGTGCGATGGTCAAAGCCTCGCTGGACTCGGCGGACTCCCTGTCCAAGCTGTCGCAGCGGGTGGGGATCACCGTCGAGTCGCTGTCGACCCTGATCCCGGTCGCGGATCTCGCCGGCGTCTCGGGAGAGAAGTTCGAAGGTGGCCTGCGCAAGCTCGCCACCCGCATGCTGGATGCCGCGACCGGATCGGACGAGGCGGCGCGTAGTTTCGCTGCGATTGGCGTCGCCATCCAGAACCAGGATGGGACGCTGCGCGCGACGGATCAGGTCCTGCTCGACCTGACCGACCGCTTCAAGGCGATGCCCGACGGTGCCGAAAAGACGGCGCTTGCGGTGGATCTCTTCGGCAAGTCGGGCGCCGACCTCATTCCCTTCCTCAACCAGGGGCGGGATGGCGTCGAAGCGTTGACCGCCGAACTGCAGGCGCTGGGCGTGCAGATTGGCGGCGACACTGCAGTGCAGGCCGAGGTGTTCAACGACTCGCTCGCCAAGGTACGACTGGCGATCTCCAGCATCGGCAACCGGGTCATCGAAGCCTTCCTGCCGGCCATGAACGAGATGGCCAATGGCATGGTGGAGTCGGCAAAACAAGGCGGTTCACTGCGCGCCATCCTGGACGGCGTGGTGCTGGTTCTGAAAACCCTGGCGCTGGGTGCCGCCACCGTCGGCAAGGCCTTCGTGGCGCTGGGCGAAGCCATTGGGGCCGGCATGGCGGCCGCCGTCGAGGCGCTGTCGGGCAACGTGTCCGGCGCGAAAACCATCATCACGGAACTCAAGGGCAGTCTGGTTCAGCGCCTGGACGAATTGGCGAGCTTCCGCGACAGCCTGTTCGACCCGAAGCCAATCGAAGTGCGTGCGCCGGCAATCGTTGCCGATCCCACTTTGATCGATCGTCTGCGCACTCCAGGAAGGGCCTCCGGAGACAACGGGGCTACCCGGTTGGCGTTGGCCAAGGCACTGGCCGATGCCAAACTGAAACTGCTCAAAGATGCGCTGGATCGGCAATCACGCGACCTCGACGAGGCGCTCGATGGGCGCTTGATCTCGTTGGCGGACTACTACGCCGCAAAGACCGCATTGGAAACCCGCGAGATCGATGCCGAGATCGCCCGCACGCGAGCCTTGCTGGCGGAGCAACAGCGTATCGCCACATCCGGCTCTGACGATGGCGCGCGACTCAAGGCCAAAGCCGAGGTAGCGAAGATCGAGGCTGATCTCATCGTGCTCAACAACAAACGAGCCGATGTCGAGGTCGCGAACGCACGCAAGGCCGCCGATGCCGAGCGCGAATTGGCCGATGCGCTGACCCAGGCCCGCGAAGAACTGGCGCAGATCACCGGACAATCCAGTGCCGCCGACCGTCGAGCCGCAATCGAGCGCGGTTACCGAGATTTGAAGGCCCGACTGTTGGCCGAGAGCGATGCAGACGGCGTGTCACTGATCGATCGGCTGATCGACGTGAAAGCGGCGCAAGCCAACCTGGCGGCGCTGGAAGCCGAGTGGCGGCTGGTGACGGAGCGACTGCGCAATGCGCAAGAAGCCATTCAGACGCAGCAGCAGGCGGGGCTGCTGACTGAGGCCCAGGCCCGTCAGCAGATCGTCGCCCTGCAGCAGCAATCGGCCACCGAGATGGAGCGGCTGCTGCCGACCATGCAGCAGGCGGCGCAAGCCATCGGCCCCGATGCAGTCGTTCGGGTGCAGGCATGGCGCAACGAACTGGAACGCACCAAACTGATCGTCGACGAAATGGCTCCGCTGTGGAACCGCATCGGCGAGAGCTTTGGCGGCGCGCTCAACGGAATGATTTCCGGTGCGCAAACCTGGCGCAGCGCTCTCGCTAATATCTTCCAGCAAGTGGCCGATGCCTTCTTGCAGCAGATCGTCATACAACCGTTCCAGCAGTGGATCGCCATGCAGGCGCGGATGCTGGCGATCAAGCTGGGCTTCGTGCAGCAGGAACAGGCCGTGGACGCAGCGGCCAGCGCCACGACCGTCGCACAGAAATCGGCGGAAACGACTGCCGTGGTCTCGATGGACGCTGCCAAGGCGGGCGCCGGTGCGGCGGCTTCACAAGCCTCCATCCCCTATGTGGGGCCGGCGCTTGCAATAGCCGCGATGGTCGCCATGGTCGCGGCGGTGATGGGACTGCTCGGCAACACGAAGAAGTTCGCCTCGGGTGGATTGGTGACAGGTCCTGGCACTTCGACCTCGGACTCGATCCCGGCGCGTCTGTCTGCCGGTGAATTCGTCATGAATGCCGCTACGGTGAAACGGGTCGGCGTGGATTTCCTGCACTCCATCAACGGCCTGTCGTCCGGGCCGCGCGTCACGGGCCATGGTCTGGCGTTCGCCGCCGGCGGGTTGGTGCCGGAAGCACCGCCCCAGCAGGCACAAGGGCAAGCAGTGCGCATCGTCAACGTCATCGACCCGGCGATGGCCGCCGATTACCTCAATTCGTCCTCGGGCGAAAAAACCATTCTCAACATCCTGCAGCGCAACGCGGGCGCGGTGCGGCAGGTGCTGCGATAAGAGAACCGACATGGCATTTGAAATCGGAACAGCCACCAACCACGTGGATCTGTTCAGCAGACTCGTGAATTTCTTGAGTAGCGGGCTCGGCGCTGCGGAGAACTGGGAAATCCTACGTCACACAGGCGTCTCCGAGATCGACGCCAGCTCCTTCGTGGTCAACTGGGAACCGTGGACAGCATTCAAGGGCCCGTACCACGCCCACGCGAACGGCTGGGCAACGGCCGTTGGGCAATACGCAAACTGCTGGTTGAGCTGGAAGATGGTTCAACCGTTCGATATCGCGCGGCTGACCCTACTCGGCAGCGCTACCGCGAACCAGTCTCCCAGGGACTTCACGCTGCAGTGGTCGGATGACGGGATCACTTGGACCAACCGGAAGGATTTCACCGGCATCACCTGGGCCAACAACGAGACGAAGGAGTTCGCCATCGATGGAGTTTCGCCGGGGGCGAAGTCCTTTTGGCGAATCTTCGTTTCAGCGAACGGTGGCAATACGAGCAGCACCGTCATCAGGCAAGTGCTGCTGCCCGAATGGCAGATTTATCAGGACTTCAACCACGCGCGCCGGCCGGCGGTGTGGTTCAAGGCGCCGGGTATGACCGGTTTCGATCCCTGCTACATCAACCTCCAGCTGTACGATCGCCCGACCAACGATTACTACAACATCGCCGTCACCGGCTGCACGGGCTTCGTCGGCGCGGCCCAGTTCGACGATCAGCCGGGCGCGCTGACCGCGCTGGCAATTCCGCTCTGGAATCAGCCCATCCCTTACTGGTTCAGCGCCAACGGTCAGCGCGTCATCGTCTCGGCGAAAGTCGATACAGCCTACCTATCTTGCTACGCGGGCAAGATGCTGCCCTTCGGTACACCACAGCAATACCCCTATCCGCTGCTAATCGGTGCGCCGCTACCTTCCGCGTCGGGAACACGCTATTCGGACAGCGCTGTGAACCTGCCCTACAAGGGAAATCGATCGACGCTGAAATTGCGCAAGAATGATGGATCGTGGATTCAGCCGCTGGCCTGGCCGTACTCGAAGACCACGACATTCCGTGACACCAACGGTGCATACCCCTTGCTGCCGGTCACCTTGTACGACACATCGAACACGTATGGCGTGCTCGATGGCATCCATTTCATCACTGGATTCGGCAACGCGGTCGAGAACACAGTGGCAATTGGTGCCGATTCCCACGTTGTCCTCCAGGATGTGATCCGCAATGGACTGAGCGACTTCTTCACCATGAGGATTGCCTGATGGCCTATCAGACCGGCGTCATCACATCCGCTGCCGACCTGGTAGTGGTCATCACTGATTTTGCGGTGGCCAATGGGTGGACATCGAACGGCAATGTGCTGAGCAAGGGCGATACTTACATTCGGCTCACTGCTCCGAGCAGCTCCGAGGTACGCATCGACAGTGCGAGAAACGGCAACTTTGTCGCGCCCGATCTGTGTGTCCGCCACTCCAGGATCTACAACACCTCATGGCCAACGTCGGCAACGTATCACCTTTGCGCCTTCGATAATCCGGACACCGTCTGGTGCACGATCAACTTCGCTATCACCACCCATCAGCACATCGGCTTTGGCACGATCGAGAAGTATGGCAACTGGACCGGTGGCGGCTGGTTTCACGCCCAGCACACCCCGGCATCTGCCGATGGCTCTGTGTGCTCGGTGATCGATGGCTCGCAGCAGCCGTATTACCCGAGCAGCCCCAGAGAGTGCGCACTGTTCTGGAGCCCGAACATGCGTGACTCGTGGAACGGGTATTACCAGGAGAACGCTGCCAGCAATCTGCACTGCGAATTGCGTGGATATGTTTGGGAACCACCCACTGGCACCGCGACGATCGGCGTGCATTGCCCAACCATCCTCTCACCGATCCAGAAGTACAACCCAAACGTGTTCAACGGTCAGACGGTCCTGACACCGTTCCAGCTGTTCCTGCAGAACACGGATGGTCACTACATGAGCATCGGGCATGTCGGTCATCTGCGCTTCGTCCGGCTGACAAATTACAACCCGGGTGATGTGATCGAGCTAGGCGCTGACCGTTGGAAGCTGTTTCCTTGGCACGTCAAGAACGCTGCGTATCCCGATGGCAAGCAGGCCGCATACAGCGATGGGAACTACAGCACCGGCCTGCTCGGTGTTGCTGTGCTCTATGACGGACCATAGCTATGCCCGCACTGGTTGGATTCACTCCCTCGGCATTCCTGCAATGGACGAGGGATCACCTCAATGTCGTTGCATTGGACCAGTTGGGCGATGCGCTCTACGAGCATCGGCGCGCCTCAGAAATCAGTGTCGGACTATATGGCCCACTAACCAATCTCGCACCGGTGGAAAGCAGTCCACGGTCGCTTACGGGGCGGATCGCACGCAGCTTTACTGAGGACTACTACTACCGAGTCCATGTGCGGCCGAGCCGGATCGATCTCGGCAACACGATGTCGGTGCAGACGCGAGAAGTAGAAGTTTGGAATGCCTGGTTCGAGCCCAATGCGCTCGCCGCGATCCATGCCACCAACGCCGAGGGCATGACGCTGTCCGGGCCGGCATCGCCTCCGACCTCGTTCGGCCCTCTGGAATCACGCATCGACATCCTGTCCGTTACGCCAAATGGTCCGCCTGTCGTCAATGCGGCATTCCAGTTTGACTTCGAACGCGACGACCCAACGCTGCGCGCGCTTGGGCGTCGAATCGTCGGTTGGGTGCTTGGGCCAGATTGGACAGAGCCTGTCGTTGAGAGACTGGAGTGGTTGACCGATGTGATGGAATCGCACACGGGCGCTGAGCAGCGCGTTCGCCTGCGTGAAGCGCCCCGGCGCCACTTCGAATATCGCATATTGGTGGGCTCGGACCGGGCACGCGCTCACATGGAGAACCGAATGGTTTCCTGGCAAGCGCGAGCCTACGGCCTGCCTGTTTGGACTGATGCGTGGATTGCCACCGATGACATCGCACCTGGCGCGACAAGCCTTGTCGTTCCGACGAACAACAGAGATTTCGTGATGGGCGGGATCGTCGGCTTGGTCAATGGTCTTCAGTCTGAGTTTGCAGAGATCACTGCCGTGGGCACCAGCTCGATCGTGCTCAACGATCCTATTTCAGGCGATTGGCCGGCTGGAACGAAGATCGTCCCCGTTCGATCCGCCCGCGTGCAAAACGACCTTAGGTTGACCTATGTAACGGATGCCATTGCCATCACTCGCCCTCAGTTTCAGTTGGAAGATGAGTGGCCGATCACCGCATCGCTGGAGTCTCCGGACTACCTTGGCTATCCGGTTCTGCTCACACCACCGAACTGGAGAGAAGATCTGCAGGGCGAGTTCGGACGCAAGTGGCGGGACCTCGACTATCTCACCGGCCGCCGAGCGGTGGACGACCTGACAGGCCATGCTCGTACACGGAGATCCCACCGCTGGTTGCTTGTCGGCCGGACGGCCATCGCGGATTTCCGGTCATGGCTGGCAACAAGGGCCGGCAAGCTCAAACCGTTCTGGCTTCCCAGCTTCCAGTGCGACCTCAAGGTCATTGCACCGACAGGCGGCACCGACGCATTTCTCACTGTCGAAAACCGGAGCTACGCCGAAGGTCCGGTAGCAGCGATCGGACGACGTGACTTGATGATTGTCACGACTTCCGGTGGTCGGTTTTATCGCCGCATCACAGCTGCATCCGAGCTCAATGAATCGAGTGAGCTAATCGCCATCGACAACCCCATCGGAGCTACCTTGCTACCCGAGCAGTTCCAGCAGATCTCGTTCATGCAGCTGGTGCGTCTGGATACGGACAACGTGGAAATCGCTCACGTCACCGACGAATTGGCTGAGGTGGTGCTACCGCTTCGCAGCCTTAGAGATGACTTATGACCTACGCAGATCGAGAGATGTCGACGGATGCCGCCAGCCCGGTAGAGCTCTATGAGTTTCAACGTGGCTCCAGTGCGTGGCGCTATACCAGCGGGCCTCGGGACCTTGTCTACAACTCCTTTTCCTATAGTGCCGTGCTGCTCAAACGGGGAAGTATCGAGCAGACCAGCGAGATCGGTCGATCTGGGCTCCGAATCACACTGGCCCGCGATGTGGAGGTGGTCGGGCATTTCATTGCAGCCCCGCCATCGGAAGTGACTTTGCTGACGGTGTACCGCCAGCACCGCACGGACAGCGAAACGGCCGTGGTTTGGATGGGGCGTGTGCTGAATGTGGAATGGCGTGAATCGGAAGTCGAACTCAACTGCGAGCCGGTCTACACGAGCTTACAGCGCACTGGGCTGCGTCGGCTTTACCAAAGGAACTGCCCTCATGTGCTCTATAGCGGTTCCTGTCAGGCGAGCCCGATCGTTCATCGGGTACAGGGTGCCGTGGGTGCGCTTAGCGGATCGGCCATCAGCATTTCAGCCGCAGCGGCTTTCCCAGCCGGCCATTTCGCTGGTGGCTTTGCTACCTGGTCTGCGAACGGCATTACCGAAAAGCGAATGATCACTGCCCATACATCAGACAGCATCACGCTCTCGACAGTCCCGCCAGGACTCAATGTTGGCGCGCTTGTCGTTCTCTACCCGGGCTGCGATCACACGCTGAACACCTGCGATGGCAAGTTCAGCAACAGCGCCAACTTTGGCGGATTCCCGTTCATTCCGACCAAGAATCCCTTCGGTGGCAGCCCGATTTACTGAAACCAAGTAGCCGAGGGATTCCTATGTGGGCCGCTATTGCCGTTCTGATCGTCAGCGTACTGATTCAGTACGCGTTGCAACCCAAAACACCACAGCCCCAGGCCGCAGAACTCAAAGACTTCGATGCGCCGACCGCCGATGAAGGCCGTCCCGTGCCGGTCGTGTTCGGCAGTGTGCTG